GAGACTTAGGAACCTGACGAGTTCCGAGGGTGGGTTCCCGAACCTAACGGAGGAGCTGTTCGAGTTCAGCCGTGACACGGCCCTCGGTAACCTATCTACCTTTGACAAAGATATCTTTGACAGCGCACAGGCGTGGTATTACACGCTACTCTATCCAGGGGAGGATGCCAAGGGGCCTGATGGTAAGCCGATACTTGGGCCAGACGGGAAGCCCATAACCAACATCGTGAATACTGAATCAGGCCGTGTGAACTGGGATGCGCGAGAGCAGCGCCTGGAGATGTGGGAAGAGGTGATGAAGGAGAGGTTCCCGTCCCTGAACGAGGCAAGGATTAAGAGCTACCGCCTGCGCCTGGAGGAGCATCAGAAGAAGGATGCCCCTCCGATTACGGGACTGTTGATGGATATGCAGGACGAGATTGGTTCATCGGGTTACTACGATATACGGAAGGGCATACTGGAGGAGCGCCTCTCCAAGGACCCTGTTCTGGCCGAGCAACAGAGAAAGAAGTTTGAACAGTGGGAGGATGCAGAGCCTAAAATGAAGGGTAGCATCGAGGACTCGACGCCGTGGATGCAGGCCATTGTCAACCGCTATTCTTCTGCGCGCCTGAAGTTCTTTGTGGCAAACCGCCATATAGAACCTATGCTGATGGTTGTTTCATCCCGTGAGATGACACCACGGGCTTCAGATTCCCGAAGGATACACAATGTCCTTGAGCTGGTACGTCGAGGCCGCCACAAAATAGATGATATGCAGGGATTCCTGGTGGCCGTAATGAACATACGGACATCCCCGGAGGATATAGAGCAATACATGAGGCGCTAAACGAGTGTCACTTGACAAAGCGCGAATACATAGAGGAGACTAGATAAGGAGTTTGGAAATGGTTACACCACTAGATGCTGTGGAACAACAGCCCCAAGTAGTAGAGGTCGATGACTCTGACGATAACAATGATGTTAGCGTCGAGCAGGAGGCGCCCGCTGAAGTAGGGGACTCCCCTCCTGACGCATCGCCCCCAGTTGAAGCACCGGCACCCCCGGTTGACAGCGCTCCAAGCACCCCGGTCAGCACTATGCCCCCTCAGCAGCCAGTGATGGCTCCCGAGGAGATCAATGAGCTGTCCCGGCGTAGACAGGCTGATTCCCAGAGACAGTGGGAACAGCAGGTTATGCAGAAGGCAAAGCAGGTTGAGCGCAGGGCCCAGGAGCAGGGCGTTGACCCGCAAACCTCAAGGCAGGTTGCGCGTCAGTATGTCACACATCAGAAGGAACTGAAGGACCAGGAATCAAAGGCTATGGACCTCATAGGCTTTGTGGAGGGCAGGCAGAACGCTGCCCTCCATTTCGCTCTTCAGAACAAACTGCTTAACAAGCAGGCGCTCGAGGACATTCGGACGTTACTCAAATTTAGATCCCCACAGGAGATGGAGCTAGAGGCCAAGCGTATGTCCCAGCTCCGCTCACAGGCTGCTGAGATCTCACAGCTCAAGCAGGGTCGTGTTGCGCCACAGACCTTCGACAATAGTCAAGGCGCTGCGGAAGCGTCATCCAATGACCAGCGCCTCCTGGATGCATATAACAATGGGGATAGGTCAGATGCAGCAGTGAGAGCTGCGAGAAGATTAGCACTGGGAACATAAAGGAGGTAGGTTATGGCACAGACAGCCACAACGGGTAATCTAGAAAATGCTCAAAGAATTATTCTGGCAGCGGCCAGGTACACTGAGGAGCATAACGCTCCGGCTCTTGCTCTCATAGAGCAGTTCAAGCTGCCGAAGGGTTCAAAGCAGGTAACGGTCCCCAAGGTGGGGCAGATGACGATGAGTGACCTTGTTGATGGACAGGACATCGTTGACGAGGAAGACATTGGGATGACCACGGTAGACCTCACGGCATCCGAGGTCGGAGCCAAGGTCATTCTCACGGACAAGCTGGTTCGACAGAGTGCCGATAATGTCATGAGCATGATTGGGCGACAGCTCGGTGACGGCATGGCGCGGAAGAAGGACACAGACGTTATTGCTTTGTGGCCTAATCTCAATAGTGGAACGGTCTTTGGTGCTGATGGCGCAGCAATGAATACAGCGAATACACATGGCTGTATCTCTGGGGCCAAGGCGGGCAAGTTCGGGAACCAACTGTATCTCATTCACCATCCAAACGCAGTTGCAACACTTTCTAAGCAAGCAGCCACGACTGCTGATACAGCGGCTGCTGCTGGACTTACCAGCGGTTGGAGTGTAGACCTGCTACAGAACTTCTACAGTGGACTCAAGCCCATAAACAATGTCCCCATATTTGAGGATGGGAACATTGATAAGATATCCACCACCGCTTCTGGGTACGGCGTTATCGCTGACAAGACTGCTATGGCAGCCCTGACAAGCGTAGACACCAGGACAGAGCGAGAACGGGATGCATCGCTCAGGGCCTGGGAGGTAGTTATGACGGCCGACTATGGTGTTTTTGAACTAGACGACACCCGTGGCGCAGCAATACGGTTCGAGATTGGCGATCTTGCGACTTCATAGTCAGGAGTAAATAATGGCAGGAATTACGGAACGGAATAGGCAAAAGGATGAACTGGCTAGTGTCGGTTTTTCACTGAAGTACATCGACGAATGGCAGCCGAAGACGACCTTGTATCGTCATAAGCCCAGCTACAACGTCGATGGAGAGATGACGGCAGATGTTGGCACAGCGGTGAAGGGTGTCCCGGGGAGCCCAGACTATGTACTACGGAAGTCCAAGATAGGGCTCTTCCCGTGGCCCCCAAGCGAGGGGTGTACCTGTCGGTGGTGTGTGGCGTCTGCGCCAGTCCCCGAGGAAGCACTGAAGGGAGATGATGGCGCAGACCGCCAGACATTAACAGGAAGGAGCCCAAAGAAAATGGGCCCCTATTTCCAGACGGACAGCTAGGTGTAAAGATTGCCGTGCCTAGCGATATATAAACAACGGTGATCGCAGGACTTTGAGCCTGTAGATTAAGGAGATTTGAAATGGCATTTCCACAGACACTAACGGGAAAGTATGGGTGGGAGAAGGTGACCACTACTGCTCAAAAGCAGAAGCTGGGCACTCGTATGCAGATCGGCGATAGGGAATTTGTATATGCAAGTACAGGTGAAGCAATAACTGTAGGTAAACTAGTAATGGGTGGGGCAGGAACTGCTGCTCATCAGGTTGACTTGGCAGTATCTGCTGCCTCTGCGGGAGGTACTACCGTAACTCTGTCCGGTTCTTTATCTATTGCAAAAGACCTATACAAAGATGGATGGCTTATCTTCAACGATGTTGAAGAAGAAGGTCATATATACAGAGTCAAAAGTAACACACTAGTATCAAGTGCAACAGGGTGTGTAGTAACCATTGACGAAGAAGATGGACTTGTAACTGCAATAACAACTTCACAGCAAGTTGGGTTATATGAAAACCCATACAAAGACGTAGAGGCGCATGACGCTAATGATGTAGACCATGCTCCACTAGGTTGGACTTGCGTTGATATTGCATCAGGTTCTTATGGATGGCTTTGTGTTAAAGGATTTACATCAGCTTTGATTGATGGTACTCCAGCGGCAGGTGTTCCTTTAATAGCATCTAATGGTGTAGATGGGGCAGTAGAAGTCTATGATGAAGATGGCACGGTTAACCTTTCATTTGTAGGTTATATGGGGCCGATAGCTGGAGTTGCTGGCGAATACGGGCTCATCAAAGCAAATATAGGCTAAAGGAAATAGATGCTTCGGGATTTATGGACACCTACGGGGGCTGCTTACAAAGGGGCAGTCCCCGTGGGATACAATGTAGAAACAGGAAGCGGTATTGTGGTGCATACTGTGATGCTCAAGGCCAAGGATAAGTTCGGCAAGGAGCATAAGATGCAGGTGCAGGTACTGGCTGACAGGGATACAAGTCAGGCCCAGGTGGAGGACATGATGGGCGGTGCGGCTGAACGCTTCCTCCGGGATGTCCGGGAGAAGTATGATAAGCGTCCTGCCACGGCTGAGGAAATGAAGGAAGCGGGCAAAGCCCTTAATGACTTCCTGCAACACCGCACAAGGCGCAGGAATAGCACATCCAATAAACTCTACTTTTAAGGAATAGGAATATGGTACAGGAAAATAC